TCTGTCTTTTGTCTAAATGTAAAATCTGCTTTTAACACAGACCCGAATGGATAACCTAAACAAGTTTTTCCTTCTTCTCCAAAGTCAAAGAATGAAGGGAACGATTTGTTTAGCACCAATAACTGTTTACACATACTTGCTTCTAAAAGAACATTTGAACATACTTCACTTAAAGACGGAAAGACAAATAAATTTGAAATAAGCATCAAATCCCTGACAACTTGTCTAGGAACTCCCCTTACCGTCTCATCTGATAGCGTTGAAGTAAAAAATATCTCATCTTCTGTCAAACCATGACTTTCCGCTAACTCTAACTTTTGTTTTATTTTATCGCCTGTATTCTTGGCGTTTGAATTACACAATATTAGTAATACATTATTACCTAATTTTTTCAATGCACCAAATGTTCTTATAACATGGTCAATACCTTTACTGTCCATTCTTGTTGAACATAACGGATAGACTTGCATAATATCTCTATTAAACAAATCAATCTTTTTAGATATTTGTTTCGTAACATCATGCCAATCAAAAAACAAACTTGGGTCTTTGTCGTTAAATACTACTCTCGCATCATCAACTTCAAGACCTAACGATTTAGTCCATCTTGGCACGTCAGTATAATTCATATAAATATACTTGGCGTGTGGCATTTTAATGTTAAGATTATCTCTGTTACCACTATGTGCCCAATGTATCCACTTGGTATCTATATTAGATTCCATAATCGCAGCTCTGTGAGTTACATATGATTGTAAATACATTAAATCGTGAGTGATAACCACATCAAACTGTGATAATTCTTCTTTAATAAATTCTATAAATATTTGTTTATACTTTTCGTTGACCACATTCTTCTCTAGCTTGAAGTGAGGGACTAAAGTACGCATCTCGCACTCTATCCCTCTACCTTCACAGCCCTCTTGAGCATAAAACACAACTTCATGCCCATATCTTTTAAGTGTTTTAATTTGGTCTATTACATCGTTCACCAAAGAATAAGACTCTGGCATATTACGAAAAGTAGTAAAAATTGCAATCTTCATTTGTATTTTGTTAATGGTTGTTAGTTACAAAGTAGTTGTACTACTTGTACTTGAACTTGTTGAACTTGAACTTGACGAACTTGTTGAACTACTTGACGAACTAGATGTACTTGAACTTGACGAACTAGATGTACTTGAACTTGTTGAACTACTCGATGAACTACTTGTAGAACTTGACGTGCTAGAACTAGAACTGCTTGAAGTTGATGAACTTGAACTACTTGAAGTCGAGCTAGATGTAGAACTTGAAGTGCTTGAACTTGTTGAACTAGAACTTGAACTTGACGTACTAGAACTTGAGCTACTTGATGTACTACTTGAACTTGAGCTACTCGTGCTTGAGCTTGTTGAACTTGATGTTGAACTAGACGTACTAGAACTTGAGCTACTTGACGTACTGCTTGATGTACTTGAACTTGTTGAACTAGAACTACTTGAAGAAGTTGAACTTGAAGTTGAACTTGTTGTACTTGTGCTATAAGCTGGATAGCTTGACGGTGTCAATAAATAACCCCTTACACATACAAATGCTGAACCACTTGCGGCATCAGCTCTTCCTCTAATTCTGATTTTACAATGTTCTTTTACAATTATCTCTTGACGTAAACTAAACGACTCAGCATTTAATTCATTGACATTACCAATTGGATAAAATCTTTCAATGTAATATACCGTACCAGCATAATTTACTGGCTCTTCAATATATAATCCAGTTATAACTTCATTATCATTTGTTGTTCCATCAGCTAATGATTTTTCTATATCTGTTATAACTAAATATTTATCATTCGGAACATAGTAATAACCATTCATTGACTCTGTATATAGGTCATCCATTATTCTTAGATAAACTGTACCTCCAAGATTCGTTAAATCAATATTGCCACTTGGAACTAAAACTGTTGTAGCTGTAAACATTACAACCTCTGTCCAAAGAGGTCTCATTATATCGTCTGCTGGAACTAACACTGGGGTAGTACCATCTAGAATTACATCTTGATAGTCTTGTACCCAATCTGTGTTAAGATAGTGAACTCTAATAGCTTCAGCACCAGTACCACCTGGTTGGTCGGCATTATTACTTGACACAATATACATAGCTGTTGCTGTTGCTACAGTTAAATAATTGTTATCTGCATTTAATGTTCCAACATCTTCCCACGTTGTACCAATTGAACCATTACGTCCAATAATTTTAACTGATTGTCCTAATAGAGCTAACCTTCCACCATCGGATACACCTTGACTCACTCTAAAGTGGTCAAATCCGTGTTCAACAAAACCATCAGCCACGTTAACGACTGAACCATCTCTCTGGTATCTCTTTCCACTTTGTGGTGTGAAATTATCTTGATTCATAGTTTTGTTATTTACTTAATTAACATAAGAAACGACCACCTCTTATACTGGATTTTACCTCAGTATCATTTGGCGAGCTACCAAAAGCCTTTGTCGCTTCTTTATTTTCTGGTTTGACTAGAAAATCTTTATTTTCTACTTCTTTTGCTATCTTATTTTCTATTAACTCTTTCGCTTTGTCATTTGTTATGCTTATTATGTCGTCTTTTTTATTTTCTTTATATTCTTTTAATAATTTTATCTTCATATAATTTGTTCCCTTAAAGGGGAAAGTAAGGAAATTACTCTCCCCAATAAATATTTGATTTAAGGAATTGTGTTTAGAACTTTCAACCCGTGTGGTTCCACAACAGTACCAGCGATTCTCTGAACAACACGTATAGCTGTTTGGTCTTTTGTAAATGCAGTTTCGGTATCGTTAGATACTTTAACAGCCATTTGAGACCTGTCGCCTAACCAGTATGAATGCTTGAAATCACCGAAGTAAATCTCATCTTCACCAAGGTTGTTATCTTCGATAACAGCGTGACCATAGATAGTTGCAGGTTGTCCTAGTGATAGTGGCTCTTGCCAAATGTATCTACCATTAGTGTCCTTAACTTGTCTAAGTTGTGAGATGTTGTTTCTGTGAACCGTGAAAATAGCGTTCTTTTGGTATTTCTGTGGTAGTAAGTAGATTAAATTGATGATGTCATCAAAATCTAAATTATCAGCACAAGCAACCGCTTGAATACCAAGTCCACCAGAAGCGTAACCCGTAGGTTGAGCAGCACCAGTACCAGCCGTAATAACTCTATCCTCTTCTGTTCCCAATGCTTCAGCAAACAGTTCGATAATAAGTTTTACTACGTCAAAAGTACCAGCTCCAGAAGCATCAGCTATCAACTCATCAGATGAATACATAATTGCAGCCATCTTATAAGCTGTTAGAGTTGCTTGACCGAATCTAGCAGTAGTAGTTGACTTAGTTGCGTTCTCAGCAGTCCAAGTAACTTGTGGTCCACTCACTAATGTAGGAATGTTCATAACGTCTCGTGTCATAGGTATAACACGAACTAAATTCCTCATATGTGGTTTCTCTTCAAGGTCTCGAATAATCTCAGCACGGAACTCATCAGGGAATAGATATCCACCGTCAGCAGGAGTGCCCTCAGATAAAGCTTTTAGAACTTCGTGGTCGCTTCTTAATGCAGCTTGGAAAAAACCAATGATTTTTTCATTTGCTGTCATTTCAGAAACATCCTTCTTCATCAACTTCTCTAGACTTAAAATACCAGCTACTTTTTTCTCTACATTTTTAACTTTAGGATTCTCTAGCTTGTCGATTCTTGCTGTTAACTCATTAACACCTAGTTTTTCAACAACCTTTTCAGCAGCTTCGTCTAGCTTCTCTTCAAAGTCTTCAGATTTCTCTTCAACTTCTTCGACAGCTTCCTCAGCAACAGCTTCAGTAGCAGCTTCCTCTTCAGGAGCTTCTTCTTTAGCTTCTACTTCTTCTAAATCCTTTTCGTCAATAACGAAAGTTTTTTCACCGATATTTATAATTTTTTTGCCCATATAATTATTTCTCTTTGTTTAATTTATTAAGCGCAAAGTTAGAATTCTTTGCAATTTTTTTCAAAGTTTGTAGTGCAATTTCATTGGCTCCCACCGATGGATTCTTAACTACTTTCTTTGGTTCACGACCTTTAACTTCGCCTTTTCCTTTGACTTCTGGAGTTGGAGTAGTTTTGTCACCTTCAGGTGTCTCACTTAGTTCCAATAGTTTCTCCAGAGTCTTGGCTGCATTATTTAAAGCCATCACGGCTTGTTTAATTATTTTTGTATTCTTACCAGATATTACACGACCAGCTTTTTCTTCAACTAGACTGTCTTCTTTTTCTATCTCTTCAATAACTTCATCTACAGTTTTTACCTCTTCAACTTCTTTAACTTCTTTAACTTCTTCAACTTTTTTCTCTTCAACAACTTCTTCTGCCTTTTCTTCTGGCTCTTCTTCTCTCTTTACTTCTTCTATTGCTGGAGCTTCAACTTCTGCCTCTTCCTCAGCAGGAAGTGCATCTGTACTATCTTCTCCTCCATCACAACAACCTTTTTCTTCTTTCCACTCATCAATTTGCTTACCTAAATCTTTTTCTTCTACTTCACTTAATTGGTCAGCATTCTTTTCTAAACCCTTCAATGAAGTTAAAGCATTTGGATTAGCTGGAACTGCCACTGCTGACACTTCTAACAATTCATTAGTCTTACTGCTAGAATATTCAGCAGGTATAAAACCAACACTCCATGCTTTTAACATTGGCGGGTCTGACATGAACATTGATTTAATATTTCTTGCAAGTTCTGTGAACTCATGAAATACTGGCTCAAATGTTAATTTCTTACCTTCCACTTTTATATTCTTGGCAATGCCAACAGTAAATTGTGGACGATAATCATGCCCAGCCTGTAGGACTGGATTCTTTTTGAAATTCTTTAAATTCCAGTCGGTAATTTTTATAACATCACCAACTCTATCTTTTGTCTCATCGGAAGCAATGGCGATAAGTTTTCCATCTTTCATCACCGACAATGCTTCTATATTTTTTTTATCCATTTTTTTTATTGGATTATTTAATTAGTCGCCTTCAGGCTTATTCTATATATAAATTTTTTAATTTTATTCTCTTTGTTCAACTTTGCAACCAACTCCAACTCTTAAATAAAGTAATTCAGATAGGTCATCATTGATTGTAAGTGTCATTTTATCAGCATTCTCTGATTTAAGTATTACTGCTTCATTGAATTGAACATTTAATGCTACCCAAGAATTTGCTAGGTCTCCACCACTACCTGTAATAGTTGCATTACTTAATGTCATAAAGTCAACGAACTTATTTATTGTAGCTGCACTTATAGTTACTCCATCTTCTATTCTTTTATAATCAATACCAGATGTTATTGCTACTCCAAGTAAATTATCATAAGGAATACTAGGTTGAGTTCCAGCAACTACCGTGCTAACAAAATCATCAGCTACTACTACTTGAAAACTCTTAACATGTAGCCAAGTTCCTAAGTCTGGTTCTAATGTAAATACAATAGGAACTCCTGTTTCTTCTATTTGAATATCATCTAAATAAAACTTTGGTGTTTTACCTTCTGCTGCTGATTGTTCTACTCTAACCGCATCAATAGTTAATCCAGTTAAACCCATGTCAGTAAAAGGTATATTTATTTTATGCCAAGTATCTTGAGTTGTATAATCAAAGTAATCACTTAAATCAACTTTAGTTCCTATTTGTCCTGCTCCATAAAATCCATAAAATTCTACTGCATCTCCAGCTTTCCAGTCTTTATCAACATAAATCCACATAGTAAATGATACATACCCAACTAAAGCTTGGTCAGCTTCTTTATCTATTTCAAATATTTCTCCAACTGGCAACTTATCACATTTAATACTTTTAGTTCCACCTGTTGTGTGATTTTGGTCTGTACTATTATAAACAGTTTTAGTTCCAACGACATCTTTTGCTGTCCAATAGGTATTATCAATACCATCGTGAATCTCAATAGCAGTTCCACCAGAAGCACCATCCTGATTCATTTCAATACCATAAGTTGGATTAGAAAAATATGTTAATTTATTATCGAATGTTTTTAATGGTCTCGTTGCTACTACTAGGGCATTATTCTCATCACTATTAACTACTTCAGCTTTTATTCCAGTTTTAGGGTCTGTTATGTAGTTTTTAATCATATATTATCCAATTTCTAAACCGTGATAATTAAATATTACTGTTCCATTAACCGTTACTGTTGACGTATCGCACCAAATTGTCATTGTTGAATTCTTTGGTAAAATTATATCTTGTTCAAAATTAAACATCTGCGTTGGTGTGGCTGCTATTAACTTAATTCTTTCAAATTCACTTCCACCTGTTATTGTTGATGTAGCACCATCTAAATCTGCTCCTCTTTCAAATGTTCCATCTGCTGCATTTCCACTACCACCATTTAGATTTACTGGTGTAAGTGCTGTTGCAGTTAATCTTGTTCCCTTATCGTTAATCTGACAATATATTTCACATGCACCTGAAACAGATAATCTAAGTCCTTCTATAGACATGTCAATATCATTATCATTGCTCATATAAAATATACAATCATTATTCGCTGTTGGCGATTGTTCAAAGTAAACATTATATGCTTGTGCATGTAAGTGATTTACATGATGTTCATTTGACGATGTTATACATTCTGATAAAAGTCTATTCTCTTCACTTACTCCAGCAGAATTACCTTTACCCTGACCATCTTCTATTATTAGTCCCATATATTTATTATTTAAATTATTTAACTTCTATCTTCCATAAAACCACGCACAACCATTGCTACTTCACCTATTTCTTCACCTGTCATTTGAAATGATATTGTGTCATTAGCACCTAAAATTATTGCTCCACCTATTTCAAGACGTGTACTTCCTTGTCCTAACAATAAACTCAAACCTGCTGCTCCACCTGCAATAGTCATTCCACCTGCTGCTTCATCCCAATATTCAACATCTAAATCAAATGTATTATTACTTGACCTGTTTAAATTTCCTGCTGCACCTGTTGTGTTATTTGCTGTTGGTGCCGCACTTCCAAACCATATTTGAAAAGCTAAAGCTCTATTATGATTTGTTGTTCCACCATTCCAACAAGGTCTTATATCTGTGATTACCATATTCTGAGTAGAACTTGTATTTTTTATATATAACACTCTCTCACCACCCGTTGTTACCGTAAGTTGTGGTATTGTTATTCCAAACGCTGCTTCTCTATCTCTTGATTCATAATAAATCCTCGGAGATGTTGATGCACTAACGTCTAATCTATTATATTTATTTATTCCAGCTAAAAAGCCTTTTCCTTTTCCATCTTTTATTATCATATTTTTATAATTTAATTATTTATATCTTCCTCTTTCAAGATAGTATCTGTTAAAATTGCCATCTGAAAACTTATCTTTTTTAACTCTATTAACATTTGTTCCATCAGTTCTTCTTGGTTGAAATCTACCGTTACCTGTTTTGCCTGACCACCTTCTGTTACTTGAGTGTCTTCTGAATTTGATGTTACTTCTTCAATAGCAGTTATAGTATCGTTCTGTTTATCTTCTGTAGCTGGATTTATTCTTACATTACTTCCATTTTTTAAACCTACTGTATCTGGACCACCACCACCAGGACTAACATTAACATGTGGAAATAAATCTTTTATAAATTTACCATCCTTGTCAACTATCTTAACTGCTAACGCTTCCTTTTCCTTTTTATACTTATCAATATTTACGTCATATATGTTCTTTGCAAGAATGTCTAGTAGATTGACGTATATGTTGCTTAATTTGTCCAAAAATGCGTCTGTGTTGAACTTTTCGTACCATTTTGGTTTAGATATAGTAACTGGTTCTTTTATTCTATTTACGTCAATTTCAGAGGGATAAGGTAATGGCTCTGGAAAGTTATCAATCTTCAAAGAATTCATAACTTTTACCTCTCTTGATATTTCATCAAGATTTTCAACTTTTACACTTTCACGTTGCTTTGGAAAATTATCAACAGAAATCTTCTCAGGAAATTCTTTTTGATTTGAAATCTTAATCTCTTCTGGATACTTCTTCTCATCTATTGCATTTACAAGGTTCTTTATCTCTGCTATGACAGCGTCCTGATTCTCTTTCTTTATATTTTTAAAACTTTCACCAACTAATATATTTAATTCGTCTAACTTTAAGAATATTTTACTAAAGAACTCAAAGTCATCCTTATTTAACTGCTTCTTATCTAATGAATTTAAAAAATCTATTACCTTCTTAGCATTCTTACTGTCTATATCTTTGCTTTCAGATAATTGGCTTAATATATTGTTTAGTAAAACAAGACTTTTCTTTTCTTTTAAATCTGAGTCTTTATTACCAACAACATCACTTAATTTATCAAGGTCTTTTTTAATATCATCATTCCCCATCTGCTTGAATATTGTATTTTTCAATTAAATGCTTTTGTAATACTTTTAACTTTTCCTTTTCTTCCCTTACTTCATCTGCATCTACTTCTGTCTTACTTTCCAACTCTTTAACCTTATCAATCTGTTCATCTAGCTCATTCAATCTTTTAACATATTCCTCTTCTAATGTTTTATCTTTTTTAATTATTGTCTTTGTTATAGTTTTAACCTTAACTGGTTTTTCACTTCTACTCTCAATAAATACTGGTGCTAACGTACATCTACAATTTGGGTGTAGTGGTGGATATTCTGTATCACCATAACTAGCAACCATTGTTCCACCATTACTACCAGTAACAGTTCCACCTTCTTTAACAAAACTTTCTTTTAATCCTACAACCTTTCCACTCATTCCTATACAAAATTGACAAGCATCTGATTCTACTACCCATTCTTTTGCTTCAACTACTTTAGATTCTTCAAACGCTCTCTGTGTTGCAGATTCATTAAATCTAATACTCTCAGTTCTAGCTATTTGTTCAGCTCTAGATTTATCAGCTATATCAAACACACTATTTATTCTCTTTTTAATTTGTGGGACACTTTCATTTGCCGCTAATCCCTCTGATAGAGTGTTTTTAATAGCAACGTTGGTTGTTATGGTAGCTGAATTAGAAAACTCTCTCGTATTAGCTTTTAACAACTTTTGCACTTCTGCTGAACTTGTATCCATAGTCATATCAACGCCCAAGAAAAGGAATGTTGCATCTCCCGACTCTTTAAACAATTCTTCAAGAGCTGGCATGACTATCTCTATTGTTTTTTCTGCTTCCTTTTTCTTATTAAGTTGAAATTTTGAAATATCAGCACTTACTTTTATAGTCTTATTTTTATTAAGCTCTGCAAGAACTTCTTTTCTTTGACTTTCAAAAACCTTTCTTTGTTTATCACGAACCGAATTTATAAATCGTCTTGACAATGCATCTTTTAATTTCCAAAAACGAACCTTCTTATCGTCTGACCACTTAACAATTTTAGCTTTAGTATTATAAAATTCTTCTCTTAGTTGTTCCTTAACTTTAGCTTTTATCTCTGCCTTAGTCTTTACCATTTTTTGTTCACGTTTACGTTTCCCTGGATTTCTAGCCATCAATTGATTTAGCCTTTCACCTGATAGTTTCTTTTCTTTTTTATTTATAACTTTTAACACCTTGACACTTTTGACTGGTTCACTTGAAATTCCATCACTACTTATTGGTATAAGATTTATTGGTTTGTAAATCTCATCTCCACCCTCAACTTCTGGTAAACCTTCTGCTTCACGAATCTCATTTGTTGTAAGCCATTTATCAATACCCTGCGAATAATTTTTAAGCTTAACTTCCTCATCTTCTGGTATTGGATTAACGAAGTCTAAAAACATATTCTCAGAACCTTCAAACATTGGAATATAAAATTCATTCAACTGTTGTACTATTCTTTCCATCTTTGGCTGAATTGTCCAACGTGCAAAAGTATAACTGGCAGCTTTTGCTGATGCAAAATTAACACCTTCTGTTTGTGCAACCACAGCTTTAGGTACACGAAATATTCCTAATATCTTATCTCTTGTAAACTTCTGTTGTTCTAAGAAGTCCATATCTTTCTGACTAACAGCAAACTTATCAAGCT